TGCAAGCCAAGTTGATATAAAAACTAAATTCTTTGCAAAACAATGTTGAATGTGCTAAATTACTCACATGGAAATCAAACCTTATCAAATTTGCGTATCCGCAGATGGCTGGTATCCCATTCGAATTGAGTCCAGCAATCAAGATCAATATTACACTGTCATGGTGTCTCCTTGGGGGGAACAGAATGATCACATTTGCGAATGCGCAGGATATACATATCGCGGTTCATGCCGCCATCAAGAAGCGGCTCAACGATATCGATGCGCTTGGAAAGAAAACGAGTCAGACGTAAAACAAACGGAAGATAAAAGAGAGGAAATGATTTGTCCTAGATGTGGTGGACCCACTAAATGGGCAATTGAGGTAAAATGAACGAAGAACTTATTAATATAACTAGCGAACTTGGCGCTTCTTACAAAGAGGCCAAGAAGTGGGATAAATCAAAGAACGAGTGCAGAAAGAAGTTTTTTGAAATTGCTGAACAGCAGCATGGCACTTTGGCAGAAAAGATTGTCGCTGTTTCAGCAGCAAGTTTGGGCGATGCTATTTCACAAGCTGAAAAGTTGCATCCATCTTGGACTCCTCTTTCGGCAACAGAGACCGATAATGGATTTGATGTTAGAATTAGAGAAAACCCTGCATTTATGCCTTTTACTTTTGTGAACGATGAAGATGGCATGGTTTATCAAAAACAGGTTGTTTCTGGACCCGTCATGTTTGATGACGAACGCTTTGAAAAAGATCACCCAACGCTTTATTATGTGGTGACTCATGTGCCAGAACCAAAGCGCGAACTTAGACCTTTAGAAGATCTTTCAGATGAGCAAATTGCTATCATTCAAGATTATATCTACGAAGGTAAGCCAGTTATTAAACTTGCCGCCCCTAGAAAAGCTAAGGAAGACGAGATTTAAATGACAGGTAAATTTTCTTTCACCATTACAGACCTTGCTCGTTTTTTGGGTAAATCGTCTGTTACATTGAGAGGCTGGGAAAGAAAAGGTCTTTTTGATTTTCCCAGAGATCCAAGTGGTGATCGTAAATTTACTACTACTGATATTAGAGATGCGGCTCGCAAGGCAAGAGAATTAAAACGCATTTCTAATCAAAGGTTGCAATACATAGAGGCGTCTGTTACGATGCTTGAACTTATCGAAAGAGAGAATAATAAATGAGAATAGGATTAATTGGCGTACCCGGTTCTGGCAAGACATTCCTTGCAGAATCATTAAAATCTGCATTTGAAAAAATTAATAACGAAGAACATTTGCCAGTTGCAATTGTAGATGGGTATGTAGAAGAATTACAAGATGAAGTTGATTTAGCTCTCAGTTGGATGGGAACGTATATTGGCAATTCACACATTGCTTTAAAACGAGAAAGCAAAGAAAGAATTGCCGCAAAAGATCACAATGTTGTTATTAGTTGCGGAACTTTGTTTGAAACTTCATCATATACTGTTCAATATATGGATAGTCAATACCAGTTTATAGAAGATGATAATCAAGAAGCAAAATACGATTTTGTTTTAAAAATAGAAGCAATTACAAGATTTTTAGCCTGCTTATATGCGGACACTTTAAATTACGATTACATTTTTTATCTACCACCAGTTGAAGAGATTGAAGATGTGCGAATTAAAGAATTAGAGAAAAATTTGCAAGCGGCTTTTACCGGATTTAACCTATACCCGGTAACTAAGCTTTTTGTAGAGGGTGCTAATATGTTGGAAGTTACTGAAAATCGTGTCAAGGCTGTATTAAACGAGGTATTAAATGCAAATAACATTAAGGAACAAGACGTACAACCTGAAGAATCTAACTGATCAAGAGTATAATTTGGCTATCAAGCTTGCAAAAAGCAAGCAACCATTAGATCAGTGTCCAACTTGTGATTCTAAAATGGAGGCTATTCCCGGCTCCGGTGGAGTCAGAGAACGAGTTAATGGAAAGTACCGTTACATGGGAGAAGAGTATCCATGTGAATGTGATGCTCAAATTGCTCTTAGAGCTAGGTACTTAGTAGCAAACATTGGTGAACAGTACCAACGTTTGTCATGGGACGAATGGGACGGTTGCGAAGATACTAGGAATGTAGTTGATACATATCTTGGTAGCTGGGAAAAGTTTTTTAAGCAGGGAATTGGTATTGAGTTTTACAGCTCCGCACTTGGAACGGGTAAAACTTTTGCATCTACTCACATTGGTAAAGAGTTGATTAAAAAGGGTCAATCTGTTTATTTTATTCCGTTTATTGAAATGGTTGCAGCGTTTGATAGACAGGATTCTGATTACATTGCAGGCAAAATTAGAGAATCAGGATTTGTAATCCTTGACGAAGTAACACCTCCAAATTCAGAGGCACAAAGGGCGTTTTTCTCAGTTCAGCTAGAAGCCCTTATTCGTCATCGAACAAATAATAACCTTCCTACAATAATGACAACGAATATGAGTCAAGAGATGCTAAACTCATCTTACCCGCGCATTTATTCGCTGTTGTCTGCAAAGCAGATTAGGCAGGAAGTGAAGGGAACCGATAGGCGAGAGTTTATCGGAGTACAGGAAATGGAAATTATTGCAAACGGAGAAACGAGACCTATCACATGAGTATTACCGCGCCGTATCTTGATCTTGACGAAGAGATCCTTCATCATCTATCAGTTCCTGAATCGATTGGTTACATTCAGGCAGAACAAATTACTTCCGGTCTAATTGAAGATCAGTCAGTAAAAACTGTTTTTGATTGGCAAATGAATTACATTCGTGAGTATGGCAAACATGCTACTCCAGCAGTAATTCAAGATGAATTTGGAATCGCTATATCTGAACCAGAGACCGTTATTGGGGATCTGATTAACAGACTTAGAGAACGTCATATTCGCACATATGGTCGTGATATTATTCGTAACCTTGCTGAGATTGCAAATACGGAACCGCTTGCAGTATCTAAGGAAATGCTCAAGGCGGGTCGCGATCTTGCTGACCTAACACTTAAGCGCGGAGAAGTATTTGGTTCAGGCGATTATCATCGCGCAATGGCAATGTATGACAAGAGGGCGCTTAAGGGTAGAGGTCCAAGTCTTGGATTCCGTGAAATTGATGATCATTTTAATGGAATGCAGGGAGTAACTTTCCTAATCGCCGCTCCTAAAACTTATAAAAGTTGGATGACCATTAAGATGGTGCTGAATAACATCACTACTGAAGATGAGCATTTTCCATACTTGTACTCACTAGAACTTCCTGCCAATGAGAGCGATATGCGCCTTCGTTGCATGGCTGCAAATGTTCCCTACTGGAAGTACCTTAAGAATTCTCTTATGCCAGAGGATAGGCGAGCAATTGAGGATGCATCTGAGCTAATGGATGAACGCGGTCAGTTCAGGATTGAAAAACCAGATCAGGGCGAGCGTGGAGTTCAGCGCATGGTAGAACGAGCAATTAATGCCGGTGCTAGCTGCATCTTTATTGATCAGCTTCAGTACATTGAAAATCGCAAGGGTCTAAACCTTGGTGCGCAAAACAACACTGGTGATTATTTTGAGGTAGTGAATGATCTTCGTAACTACTCTGATCAAATTCCTATTTTTGTAGTTCATCAGTTCAATCGTTCGGTTATGAATGCAAGCGAAATGCCGGAAATGCAGCAGGGTAAGGGTTCATCTGCAATTGAAGAAGTGGCAACCCTTTCACTTGGACTTTGGGCAAGCAAGGAAATGCGCAAGAGTAATACATTGCAGATTGGCACACTCGCATCTCGTAACTATTCGTACCAAAATTGGGAAGTAGGAGTTCAGCTTTCTCACGGATGTCGGTTTGATATGATTGGTGCAGTGATCGACGATGAGTGAGTATCGTCAACAAAGAGCGTATGATCTAGCTTTGTCTTGTCGGCGCTGTGGACATCCTACTGACGCACAATTTAACCCAAAGACATCAAAGTGGATTACTTGGTGTGAATGCGGTAAAACAGGAAGTCATTTAGGATCTGATATTGATAGAGAAATTCAAGAACTTATTAAGACTATTCCTAATAAACGCAAGTGAAAAAATACTTTGACATTGTAAACACCATTGATGTTGATGAGTTTGAGAACGCCATTGGTTTTGAGCCAATGGGTCGAAGCGAAAATGGTGAGGATTGGGGTCAATGCCCAGATCCGTGGAGCATGCACAAGCATGGCGATAGAACCGGCAAATTTTCAATCAATAGAGAAAAGAGGGTTTTTAATTGCTTTGTTTGTGGTGGCGGTAGCTTGCTTTCATTGACTATGGCTGTACGCGATTGCACTGAAAGTGATGCAATTAATTGGCTTCATCAATTTTCATCTAAAGTCAATCAAACTAATGAGGGTTTTCTTGAAGAGATCAGTCGAATGTTGACTGATAAAGAGATTGAAGAGAAACCGAGCCTACCTTGGTTTAATCAAAACGTATTAAAGCAATGGGAAGGTCAAGATCATGAATGGTTTACAGAGCGTGGCATTACTGATCAAGTTCGACTTGAATATCATTTGGGAGTAAATACTAAAACGATAAGATCAAATAAAGATCAAACTTTTGAGTCTACGTCAATTGTTTTGCCGCATTTTTGGCAAGGCAAATTGGTAGGTTGGCAAAACCGTTGGATTGGTGAACGTCCTAAGTGGGTTCCTAAATACACAAATACTGGAGACTTTCCTAAGAAACCTACGCTTTATGGATTTGATCAAGTCGTTGACGCTAACCAGCCAGTAGTAGTTGTAGAGTCAGTGCCAACGGTTTTGTATTTAGCATCTTTGGGCATCCCCGCAGTTGCAACATTCGGAGCGACTGTTAGCAAGGATCAAATGGAGATATTAAGAGGTTTTCAACATGGAGTTATTCTTGCTAGGGATAATGATGACGCTGGTTGGAAATGGCATAACGATCTTTCTGTATATCTAGAAAGATATATTCCAGTAATGGAAATGGAAGTAGTTTGGGAAGATGATATTGGAGAAACAAAAATGGTTGAAAACCCAGATGTAACGGTTTGGCTTTATCATAACCCTGTTTATTCCAATGTTCTCTAAGGTAATACGTACAATGCGTAAGTATACAGGCACTGAAAAGACAGAGGTTTTATCTCCAGAAAATCATAAAGTGATTTCTGCTACACTTCGGCGTGTAGGTAAGACATCTATGCAGCAGCTTTCAGATGCAGAAAAACTTTCTTTATCAGACTCACTTGAATCTGATAAAGAAGTATGATATATTTATAATTGTAATTGGCAAAGAGCCTCATTGTAGGCCATAATACAAAGGAAACAATATGCCGAATTATCAGCCCCGTAGGGGTCTTGGTGCAGTTGAGCAGGCAGCCCAGCGCAAGGGCGGAACAAAGCTTAGGGGTTTTGCTCCTGAGATTCGCTGGCGTGAAGATGGTGAAAAGAAGTACATTTTGGTTCTCTCTAGTTTTGATGGAGATGATCCTAATGGCGTAGTTGTTGCAGACCTACATGAGTTTATTCCTGTAGGAAAGGCAGAGAAGGCAAACGGTGAAACATACACCAAGTATGAATCATTTGTATCTCGCAAGGATCCACTTGCAGGAAGTGAAAGCTATGATGATCTTGAGGATCGTCTTGGCAACAAGCCTCGCACTCGCTGCATCGGTGTAGCTCTTGAACTTGAACCTGAGTTTGAGACAATTAATGGTCGTAAGAAGCCTGTAAGGTTTTCTGTTAAGACAGATAGCTTTACTCGTAAGACTGATGACGGAACTGAAGAAGTTGGTCAGCCCGCAATTGGTCTAATTGCACAGTCGGCAGCCCTTATGTGGTCGCCGCTTGGTTCAATTGATGAGTCACAGGGACCGCTATGCGACCTCCCGCTTGAAGTTGTTCGTGTTGGCAAGGACGTAAATTCTCGCTACAACTTTGTTCAGTTCCCGAATATGGAAGTTGATCTATCAGGACTTTTTAATAATCTTGATGGAATCACTTACATTTCAGATGAACTTGATGAGGTCAAGGGTGAGCTTATTGCCAAGGGTGATATTGAGGCAGCACAGCTTGTTGGGCAGATCCTTATGGATAAGCGCCTAAATGAGCTTTCAGATAAGGCTCGCTATGAAGAGCTTGTAGGACCCATTGAGCATATTGAGCAGCGTTTTGGTGGTGCAGGGCGCAAGCCCAAGCCCGCTGCTGTTGCTAGCAAGCCCGCTCCAACTTCTACTACCTCTGGTGTAGAAGCGAGCCGCGAAGCGTTTGATCGCCTTCGCAAGAATATGGCTGCTAACAGCGCCAATGGCAATTCATAAATCGAATCTCCTTTTTGCCATGGATCGCATCGATGATTTCGGTGCGGTCCATGCTAAGGAAGATTTAGAGAATAAACTTGATGCTCTAGAGATTATGCTAGAGTCAATTGGTCTTGACGATTCCTCTGTACCATCAATGATGAATTGGATTCAAAGGAAGCATGGTCACGGACAAGAAGGTGGTTTTATTTTAGGAGTCATTATTGGTATAATGGCTTACGAACACATGATTGAACAGGAAAATTAATTGACAAGTTTTGCACCAATCCACAACCATACAGAGTATTCTGCGCTTGACGGTCTTGCAACGGCTAGAGAGATTGCCATTCGTTGCAAAGACATCGGATGCACATGTTGCGGCATTACAGATCACGGTACAGTAAGCGGTCATCTTGAGTTTGCAAAAACAATGGCTGAGTTTGATATTAAACCCGTTTTTGGTTGTGAGCTTTACCATGGTGTTAAAACAGAGTTTGGAAAACATGAACGCGATCAGTCGCACTTTATTGCCGGTGCAATGACTGATGAAGGTCTGCGTAACTTGTGGCGACTTGTTGATGACGCATCAACTAATTATAGGTTTGTCGGTCGTGTCAATTGGGATATGCTTAAGCATCGCAGCGAAGGTCTTTTTGCAACCTCTGCTTGCATTCAAGGTTTGATTGCTCAAGGCATCATGCACAGTGATCCTTATGAACCGCTTAACAAGTATCTTGATATTTTTGGTGATAACTTTTACATGGAAATCCATACTTATCCCGGTGATGAGCATATGGCTCTTAATACTATTCTTGTTAGTCTCGCGCAGGAAAGAGGTATTCCGCTTATTTATGCAACAGATGCCCACTTTGCTAGCCCAGATCAATATGAGCTTCATGATGCTTTTGTTGCTATGCAAACTGGCGAAAGTGTTTACATGCCAACCGAAGAACGTAAGATGTGGCATCCAAAGAGTCTTTACATTCAAGATGAGGCGCAGATTCGTCAATCTTTGTCATACTTGCCTGAATCAGCAGTAGATGAGGCCCTCAGAAACTCACAGGAGCTTGCTGACAAATGTAACGCGCAGCTACCAGAGGTAAAGCGTCATTTGCCTACATTTATTCCTAAGGACTCTCCATGGACTCAGAATGAAGGATCGGCAGCAGAGCTGTTCTTTGATCTTGTTGAAAAGGGTCTTGAGCGTCGTTATGGAGTAGATGCACCTACGGAGGTTTGGGAAAGAGCCGGTCGTGAAATGGAAGTGTTTATTGATGCAGGTCTTGAGCATTACTTCCTACAAGCGTGGGATTTCTGCGAGTTTTGTAATAAGAATAACATTAAGCGTGGCCCCGGTCGTGGTTCTGCCGCAGGCGCAATTGTGTCATACGCTCTTGGCATTACAGACATTGATCCGCTTAAGTATGGATTGATCTTTGAACGCTTTTACAATCCCGGTCGTGAAGACGGTTATCCAGATATTGATAATGACTTCCCGGTTGCAGATCGCAAACGTGTTGGTCAATACCTTATGGATCGTTGGGGTAAGGAAAACGTAAGAACGATTGGTACTATTACAAGACTTAAGCCAAAGGCTGCACTTGATCGCACTTACAAGGCTTGTAACATTTCTTATGAAGAAAAAGAAGATCTTAAGAAGATTGTAGATAAGGTGCCAGACATTGACATTCTTGGCGCTGACTCTGTTGGTTGGTCAGAAGATGTAGACCCCGGCAAAACTGTTTATGTTATGGATCACGTTGGACAAGAGATTCTTGATTGGGCTGACAATGATCGTCGTCGTTATTGGCTTGACATTGTTGAAACAATTACATCCCGCATTTCAGGATATGGTGTTCATCCGTCTGGTGTTGTTGTGTCTGATGTTTCACTTAATGATGAACTTCCTTGTATGTGGAATGCAAAGCAAGAGGTTCAAGTAACTTGTTTCCCAATGACCGATGTTGATAAAAGAATGTTTGTCAAGCAAGACCTTCTTGGACTTCGTAACCTTGATACTTTGCAAGAGTGGGAAAATGAATCGGGCAATGTAATTGATTGGTCTAATCTTGATGATGGTCCAGAAGAGATGTGGGAAATGCTTGATCAAGGTCTTACTCTAGGCGTATTCCAAATTGAAAATGGATACGCTCGTCAATTGTGCAAGGGGTTCAAGCCACGTTCAATTGAAGATCTTGGAATTATCGTTTCGCTTAACCGTCCCGGTCCTATTCGCTCTGGTGCGCCTGATTCATTTATTCGTCGTCGTAATGGAGACGAAGAAGTAGCATACGATCATCCGATCCTTGAAGATATTCTTGAGCCTACTTACGGTTGGTTCTTGTATCAGGAGCAAGTCATCGCATTCTTTAACAAGCTTGGGTATTCGCTTTCTGAGTCTGATGCCGTTCGTAAGATTCTTGGTAAGAAGAAGCCAGAGCAAATGCTTGCGCTTTACAATGGCGAAGGTGAATGGAAAGATCGTGGATTTGTGCAGGTTGCGCTTGAGAACGGAATTGATCAAGCAACACTTGACACTATTTGGAATAAGCTAGAGGACTTTGCTAAATACTCATTTAACAAATCTCATGCTATTGCTTACGCCGTTATTGCATTTAGAACGCTGTACGCTAAATACACTGCACCAGCAGAGTTTCTAATGGCTTGCATTCGAACCAACTCAGATGCTGCTGGAAACTACGTTGCCGAAGGTCGTAGAATGGGCATTAATGTTATGCCTCCAGACATTCTTAGATCTGAAGCAACGATTGCAGTTATTGACGATCAGATTCTCTTTGGATTCTCTGATGTCAATGGCGTAGGGGCTGCTGCTGCAAACAAGATTGTAGAAATTAGGCAAAAGTATGATATTTCATCCCCTGAGAAACTGTCAGATGCTATTAGTCACGAACAGGATCTTTGGGAATGGGCAAAGCAGGATGCAAAGAAAAAGGGCGAACCATTTAAAACAAGGTCGCCTAAGCAAACGATTATGGCTAATAGACTTCCTACGCTTTATGATGCTGGCGCATGGGATAACTATGAAGATAGGGATATCCTTTTGTCAGAGAGGCAAAAGATGGAGCGTCAGTTACTAGGAGTCATTCTTACAGATGAAAGTCATGAGATCTTTCAGGCGCACCAAGAGGTTATTGACGAATGCGACAGCTATTCAGATCTTGATTACAGTCAAGAAAATGAAAGTGTTACAATCCCCGGTACAATTACAAGCGTGGTTGAAAAGCTCACAAAGAAGGATAGTAAACCAATGGGTATTATTACCATTGAGTATCAGGGCGACGCCGTAGAATTTGTTATCTTCCCGAATGATTGGAGTAGATACAAGTTTATGCGCAAGGAAATGGCGGTTGGAATATTTAACTTGACAAAAACCGCCAGAGGTGTTAAATTTAATAATGCAGAACTTCTAAGGAAATAAATGACAGAAAACACTAAAAAAGCACAGGATCTAGCAGCCAGTCTTCAAAAGAAGTACGGAGAAAAGGCTGGATCAATTGGAAGTACTAAATGGCCCCTTGACGTAATTCCAACAGGTTCATTGAGCCTTGATTACTCTCTTGGAGTAGGAGGGTGGCCAGTAGGTCATCTCATTGAAGTATTTGGTCCACCGGACATTGGTAAGTCATCTGTGATTGGTCTTAATGCTATTGCTAATGCACAGAAGATGGGTAAGTTCTGCGCCATTGTTGCTGTAGAACCCGGATTTGATGAAGAGTGGGCAAGAAAACATGGAGTCAATACTGACGATCTTGCTATTGCTCGTCCAGACAATGGACAAGATGCGTTTAATATGCTTGCGCAGATTGTTAATACGCCGGGAGTAGGCTTTGTTCTTTTTGATTCAGTTGGCGCATTGCTTCGTGAGTCAGAGGCAGAGGTTGATGGTAAGCCTGCTCAGGGTGGTCGTTCTGGACTAATCACTTGGGGCGTTCATAATGTTCTTCAGCCTGCATGGAAGAACAACGTTTCAATCATGTTTATTAACCAAATCAGAGACAAGATGAATTCTCGTATGCCGGGTGTTGTTGATTCTCCGGGCGGTCATGCTCTTAAGCACACTTGCAGCATTCGTGTTCAACTTAAGGCTGCCGAGTATTATCGTGAAAAGATTGGCAAAGAAGATGTAGAAGTTGGTCATAGACTTAAGGCTACTATTCTTCGTAACAAATTCAGTGAAGGATCAAGGCGTACAGCAGAGTTTGATTACTACAAGATGACTACGCCGATTCATGAAGTTGGTATTGATAAGGGCGCAGACATTATTGATGTGGCCACTAGGCTTGGTTGTATTCAACCAGCAGGCGCTTGGTATAAGCACCCTTCGTTTCCCGGAGAAAAGAATCAGATTCAAGGTAAAGCTGCCGTTGGTGAGTTTGTTATGAACAACCCTAAGATCCAAGAGCAGTTGCGTCAAGAAGTACTTGAAGCAATGATTAAGGAAACTGGTCCGATTGATAACGTCAAGCCAATAGAGGACGTTATTGAAAATGGCTCGTAAAGGAACTAATAAAGCAAGGTCGGTAGAACATGAAGAGTTTATTGCAAAGTGTTATCAGGGTCGTAGATCCCCAAGTTCAGGTGCAGCGGATCATGATGCTGGCGATGTCAAGGTCGGCAGCGCTAGAATTGGCGGCATACTCTTTGAATGCAAGACCACAGGAGATGCTGAGAAACCTGCTAAGACAACCTTAGTAACTAGGATGGAAAAGATCGCAGACGAAGCTTGGGCGGCAGGTTTAGAACCGGCCCTTGCTCTTCGTTTTTATAAACCAGACTCACGACTAGCAGACAGTAAAGGATTTATTGATCTGGTAGTTCGTAGGGTCGCTGATGATACGGAATCATATGGCAATTAAACTTACAAAGCACAGCATGGCTCGCAAGCTTGTTACTAAGACAAAGCTTGCCGTTCACCTTGATCGCATTATTGAACAGAAGGGCGATTTTGAATGGACATACAATTATGAATCAAAGAAGGGCGATGATGCTTGGCATCCATCCGGCGATTGCACACTAACTCCTAGAGAGCTATTTGATAAAGTTACTGGAGCAACTGAGCGTGATCCTATTGGCGCAGGTCTTAGAAAAACCTTTCAGGTTGGCCACTTTTGGCATGGCTATCTACAAGAGATCGTAGTCAATCAACTTGGGTACGCCGATGCAGATGCAATTGAGCGTCCCGGTCAAAAGGTTTGGGCAGAAGAAAACGGCAAGCCCAAGGCATATCATTGGTGTAGAGGATCTGCCGACGTTGCTCCAATTAGCATTCCCGGCCAAGGCGAGTTTCTTGTTGACTTTAAGACAATGGGCAGTTTTGATTTCAAGCGCTCAACATTGCCAGATTGGTCCGCAGCTAAGTATGAGTGTCAGATGAATATCTACATGGATTTCTTTGATCTTGAACAAACAATTGTTCTTTGTATTAACAAGAATTCTCCACATGAGTTTAAAGAGTTCATTTTTAATCGAAACCAACCGTTAATTGATACCATTTATGAAAAGTGGCATTACGTCAGTGATTGTTTGGACAATGGAAATATTCCAGATCCATCTGAAAATTGGGAGCTTCCCATTAGAGGGTCTTTGTGAGAGTTTTAGCATTTGATCCCGGCGCTGATCGCATGGGTTATGCTTTACTTGAAACTGGACCCAAAGAAGTTTTTTCAGGAACTGAGTCTTTTCCAACATCCGGCATTAAAGGTGTTTTAAAAGAAGATCAAGAGACTTATCAAGATCATAAACTTAGGATTATTGAATATTGGGCGCATACAGCAAATGATTTGATTAAATTATTTAAACCTGATATGATAGCCAATGAGATTGTTCCTCCGACTGGAGGAAATATTGGAAATCTTATTCACAGACAAAAAGCCATGACCGCAATTACTGCGGTACAGGTGGTAGCCATTCAAAGTGGTATTGAAATCAAGCAAATTGCAGCATCAACAGTTAAAAAGAACATTGGTGGTAGTGGAAAGGCTACAAAGGTTGCCGTTAGAAACGGTGTCATTGAGCTTCTTCCGTCCACAGAACGGTTTAAACCAGAGTGGAAGAAAGTGTTCGATCATTGCGATGCATTCGCAGTTGGCCTTACAGCATTAGGATATAAAATTGAAAAAAGAACTAAGTGAACCAATTCCAAAGCATCGGGTATTAAGAGAAGTATATAGACACTATTATACTTTTAAAGAATTATACGCAAGTCAAGGAACCCATGTCATTGAGCATTCGTATTGGGTATATAATGATGATGGCACAAAAAGCAAAGAGACCATTAACATCTCACTATGGGATTTAGATCATGGATTGCAAACCCTGTCTGCTCGTAAGCGAGAAGCAGTTTACTATAATGTCATTTTAGACAAGAAGCAAAAAGATGTTGCTGACATCATGGGTATCACAACAGTTTCAGTTGGTCAGTATGTAGAGCAGGCCATGATGCAATTAGCAGAAGAGTACTTTGCAGAGGAGAAGGTTGAAAATGGCGTGGCATAGTCGATGGAATAATTACGAAGAAGGTCTTGAGTATGAAGACGGTCGTAAGTACACCAATACCCAACTTAATCAATTAGCAGATGATTTTCTTAGGGAAGATGCTAAGAATGAAATTTGTCGTGAATGCGAAGAGCAGGGCAAGGAAACAGGTAATTTTAATCCGACCTCTCAAAGCGTTGCAGACGAAGAGGGCAATGAGTTAATCATTGACTTTCCTGAGTTTGAATGCAAGAATGGTCACAAGTGGTATCAGGGCGAAGGCAAGGTCAAGGGAATCAAGGGCGATGCTCCAATTCTTTTTGAAGAGCATCTTCATCAGCGTCGTCGTAGAGAAATTTACACTACTATTGGAACGCCAGATCCTTCTATTGTCGCAGGAATTTACAATAGAACTCACCCAGATGGTCGTAAGGTCAACAGTCCCGAACAACGTAAATCTAATGGAGCCTCATACTATCGCTAGTGTTACGCGGTATTAAATTATGCCTCAATTTAATAAACCACAATTTGATAACAACAAGCCTGAAAAGGTTGTAGTTAAGACCCCTGTGCATCACAGAGATCCTAGGTGCAATGTTTGCTCTAGTGATTTCTCTAAAGCCATTGATCGAATGATTGCGCTTGGCACAAGTTATTCTGAGATTAGTAGGATCTTTGATATTAATCGTCAGTCTATTGGTCGTCATGCTAAAAACCATTTGAATTATGAAGAGGCTGCCATTCGCCAGATTATTGCTGCCGAAGCAGAAGAGGCTCAGGCTAATGTTGAAGAGGGCATTAATGGAGCTATTGCTAGGCGTGTATATATTGATGTAGCTATTCAGAAGGGTTTTGAAGCTCTTCTCAATGGCGATGTTCCAGTTGAGGTTAAGGATGTTGCTACACTGATCCAGCTTAAGGAAAAGATGGACTCTGGAACAGAAGGCGCAGCCCTTGATGAGATTAGAACTCAGTTCAATGCTTTCATGCAGGCTATTAGAGAAGTTGCTCCTCCAGAGATGTGGGAAAAGATTCTTGGTCGAACCAAAGAACTGTTGCAAACTCCGGGCTTGCCCGCTGCTAAACAAGAGCAATGAAACTACTTACATCCGAATTACTATTTGAACTTGATGAGAAGGGCGAGAATCACAGAAGCAATTTTGTAATCCTTGACCCTCATCCTGATTTTGTAGATCAATGGCTCGTTAATGCTTTTGATGAATCTTTCTTTTATGAAGTTGATGAATACATTGGCAGGTACAGGTCTGTATCAACAGCACGGATTGATGGATTTCTTTCTCTTTGCAAAGATCTAAACAAAGAAGTGGTTTGGACGCAAGATCCAACGCCAAATATTGATCAGTATTTATCATTAGATAATGTACCCGAAGTTAAGATTGAATCGCCATTTGATAATACGATCAATGGTTTTCTTCCTTTTCAGGTTCAAGGGTTTAACTTTCTTAAAGATCTTAAGGGCGGAGTAGTTGAATGGTCTACTGGAACAGGCAAAACTGTTATCGCTTCAGCACTGCTCAAATATCACTACGACCAAGACAATTTTGACTTAGCATTGTTTGTGGTAAAGAGCCACAACACTATTAACACCCAGAGAAGCCTAGAGAGGCTTGTAGGAATTGATTCAACCGTCATTCGGGGTAATAGAGCTAAAAGAGAAAAACTTTATTCAGAGGTCTCTTCTGATAAGACAGTACTCATTCTCAACTATGAGAAGTTTAGAGTAGACACAGAAGAACTGAAGAACATAATCGGAGGCAAGCGCGTCTTTATCATTTGGGATGAGATGCCAACTAAACTAAAAACCAGATCGTCCCAAAATTATAAAGGTGTAGTTGAGTGTCTTTATACGACACCACCCCCGCAAGTATCGAAAGATAAAGAGCGGGCTGAGCTACGGCAATACATGCTGTCAGCAACACCAATTGAAAACAATCCAGAGGATTTTTTCAACTGCATTAGGATTATTGACCCAGACGTTTACGGAACCGTCAAAGAGTTTCGTAATGAATACGTCGCAAGGTACGATTATTTTGATCGCAATAAACCAGCGGCATGGCACAACCTAGACAAAATGGGACTTAAGGCTTCTCATATTGTTCATCAGGTAGATAAGCACGATCAAGACATTGCAAAGATGTTTCCTAATGTTATATCTGAGCCATACTTTATTGATTGGAATGATAAGCAGCGCAGTCTTTATGATTCAGTGCGCAAAGAAGCTCGTAAGGTTGATCCGGACGACGTAAACATCCTTGCAATTATTACAATACTTCAGATGATCTGCAATATGCCATCAATGGTTCTTAATTCTGCTGCTGCATTTGAAGCATTTGAGGCGGCAGTGCAAGAGGCATTTGATTTGGGTGCCAGTGCGCCTGACAAGTCGGGATCAGAGGTTGCAGCTAAGCTAATGGATGTTATTAAACCTGAGAAGTTTACTAATGATGGTCATGCAAAGTTAGAGGTGCTTAAATCTCTTATTACAGAAACGCACCCTGACGAAAAGATAACTGTATTTTCTGCATTCAATAATGGATTAATGCCAGATTTGCGCAAGTACTTTGACGAGTGGGGCGTATCTCATGTTTACTATGGCGGCACGGCAAAGCAGAGACAAGAGGCAGAGGATAAGTTTAAGACAAATCCAAATATTCAAGTGTTTTTGTCTTCGGATGCAGGTTCAGATTCTATTAACCTTGAAGTTGGTTCCGTATGCATTCATTACGACTTGCCATGGAAGTGGTCTACTTATACTCAGCGCGAGAATCGCATTCACCGAGTAACATCTAACTTTGAAACCGTCAGATTTTACACACTGCTAATGGCAAACTCAGTAGAAGACAGAAAACTTAAAGTTGTTCTTGACAAAATGGGATATCATGATGCCATCTTTAAGGGAGCTATTGCCGATCAAGCAATTAGCCAAAGGATGAGCAAAAAAGACTTTATGTATATTCTGGGAAATTAAGACGAAGGCGTATAAAGATAAATAGTTTTATACGCCCGCACATGACGTTGATATTGATCAATTGCTGTTAAGGTTGCAATAAAACAAGTTGTAGTTGTTGAAACGGGAACTAATCCAGAATCGTAAGTATGATATATAGATCCATCATTACCCGCAGCCAAAGGACTCATTATTAAAGCGGTGCGCCCGTCTCCAAAACTCCATTTATGTTGGATAATTTTGTTATTTGATGGTAAGTTAGCAAAATTAGGAGTAAACTTAATTGGAGTATTAACCGGCACTGTAAAGGCTTGTCCGCCCGAAAGAAGATTGAATGTTTGACTACCATTAGTCGCTCCACTTTTACCATTCCACGATAAAACGTAATCAGACAAAGTTCCACCATCTTTAGTAATAGAAAAACCAATTGATGGAGGATAAGTGCCAATTGTATTAATTACTGAACTCATGATATGTTATCTTTCCAAATAAAATTACCGGGCGTTGCGTACTTAGGTTGAACATCAAAAAGATGAATTTCAACAAATTGATTTAATGCTTGAGCGCGAACTTGCAATTCAGTGTCAGATTTTGCAAATACCATTCCGTCATTACTATTCATAGTATCTGTAAATTTATTAACTGGTATCAAATTGACAAAGTGGTTATTAATCCAGTCTCTGTCTCCAATTTCCCAACCGCCATCTATAAAAGAACGACCTTGCCAATTAATAGCGCGTTGTTTAACAGAGACGTTCTTAATACTCCAAGCGCTACTATTGTTATAACCATCTTCTACAATAACTAGGCTATAATTACCCGGTAAAACTTTATCGCTGTAAGGAGTTAATTTAATTGATTGCCATTGACCCAATGTAAAAGAGGGAACGTTTAATTCAAATAATTTATTACGATCTCTATCATATAAAAATGCAGCAATGTTATTATCAGTAGATGAAAAATTAAGATCAAAAGTTATATAAATATCTTCAAAATTTTCAATTTTAAATTTATTAGTTTCTACGCCTTGCCAAGCACTAGTGTTAGCATCACTAATTGTATAAATTTTAATTGGTTTTTTAATATCTTTATTATCAATTTTTGCTGAAAGTGCGCCAGTGTTCGTCGTCCATTGATTTGATTTAAGATCTTCTGTAATTAATTCTTTTTCATCAGTTTGATTGGCAAAAATTTGAGCACCCTTGACAGGTGTAATACTATTCATAATGCTAGATTTATATTCACCATAAATCATGCGATTTGAACGTATGCTTTGAATTTGAGTTTGACCGTCCTTTAGATCTGCCGACCAACCAAATGACCCCCGAGTATTATGAAAAAACATGCTTTCAATAACTCCAGTATCATAAAACGGAACGAGTTCATTATTTTTTAATTCAAATAATTTACATTGAATTGTGTTATCAAGTACTGTTGCTTTAAAAACAAGAACTTTGTTAGTTTGCCAATAAGACAATGCATTTGTAATATTAAACACAAATAAAGAAGATAGTTCATCATTTATTCTAATTGTAAATTGTAAATTGTTGTCGTTTTTATACCATTCAAGGGTGGTCGCCAAATAAGCAATATTTTTTGTAGTAATTTGTTCAATTTGAGATTGAAGTTGACCGGCTGCACTGGCTGCACTATTTGGATTTTCCTGATAAATTTGAGTAGTAGAAGGAGTACATTTGCCACTCAAAGATGAAGTTGCAAATGTGCCCGGAATAACGCTCAAATCAACTTGAGTTTTTCCACTTGAGTTTTCTGAATTGCTTGCGTTTACTTGATATGTGCCTGATAACGGAGATGGCAACGTTAAACTTGCTTTATTTCCGGGAATTTTACTTAAATCTTTTTGAGTAATTTGAATATCATTTGGAACCGCATCATTTACATTAGATAAACTATTTAAATCTCTTTGCAATTTTTTATTTAACTCTAGTTGAGTTACCGGTCTTCCGTCATTTCTAAAATAAAAAGAAAATACATTTGGTTCAATAGATGTTGAATTATTACCAATAGACGTACTGGTATTAATAACTGCATAAACGGATCCATTTAAAATTTTAGGATCATTATCTGATGTACCACCCTGATCATCAAAAGTCCTATATAACAATGGCCATCTTGAAGGCAAATTGCTACTATTTGGATTTATTGGATAATTAAAATTATAATAAACAACGCTTTCACCTGCAACATGATCTTTTAAAGTTCCTAGGGATCCATCTGATGCAATTGTATAATTACTATTATATACTCCGCGAGTAATTCCAGTTAATGTATTAGAACTACCTTTTCCGGTGTAACTAATGTATTCAGAATTACTTACTAATATTATTCCACTAGTAGGAAAATTAGAAGTATCGGCAAGAGTAATTGAAGTTGGCGCAGCGGTGTTAATTGCGCTTCCTAATGTGCTAGAGATAAGTGCGCCATTAGGCGGGACGGTTTTAACTACAACCTTTTCAAGTGTGTTAATATCAAGCGGAGCGTACTTCCAATCTGATGAAACGCATCGCACAGCCGCACAAGAAAAAGTGTCGGTGCCAGTTGACAATTGAATTGTAAATTTAATACCTGTTATTAAACCTTTATTTGTATTAGTTAAATTTAATACATTAGTTAATAAATTTAAAGGTATTCTAAATTCGACATTGTTATTAGGAGACTCGTTAGTATAAGTTGTCCCTACTGCATCAAAAGTAATTACGTCTGTTTGATTTACATCAAATCCACTAGCGGTAGTATCAGTAGTTAATGATATAGACGAATTAGTTTTATCAATAGCGCTGGGAACACTTGGCAATGAAACAAGAATGTAATCGGTCGATTGATACGCATTAATATCAATTGAACTATTTTTAGAATAAACCGTTGTAGGCGTAGCACTACAACTGAATTGTAATTTTTTCCAACCTCCTGTGGTTACAATGCTTCCAGCGCTCCAAGTTTCTCCGGCCCTAACCAAAATTTGAGCATTGATATTATCCATAGACACGGTTGCCAATTGATCCATTGTTTTTGAAGACAGATCAACAATATATGGATTTTTATAAACGGCTGGATAAAAAGATTTTAAATCAGTGTGTTTTTGATTAATTAAGCTAATTCTTTGACCAATGTCGGCAGTTCCATAATTTGACCATTGACCGAATGCGCTATCAAAGTAATCAGAAATAATTTCTTGTTGATTGGCTTTAGCGGTATCGTATGTAATATAACTCATGAAACTGACCACCCATCAGAGGACGAAGTAAAATCAGAATAGGCGTAATTTTTATTATCGCCCGGAACAAATTTATAAAGTTCCTGATCACTAATTACGGTGTGGTTATTGCGTTCAAATCTAATTTCTTTGATTTTAACAAAGTAAGCTTTATTGTTTTCAAACTTAGCATAGGCTTCCATGTAAGCGTGTCTACAAGTTGGATAAAAATACATTGTGGGCATACTTTTTTCTAAAAGCAAATGATTGCGGTCTGTACTAGATACATCTACAGTATTTGCCCTTGCAGAAGAAAGACGTTCAACTGAATAATTGAAATACTCTTCAATTGATTTTAAGTTAGCTGCTTTGCCAACTACTCCATCTAACCTAGCATTATAACCGGGATGTTTTTGAAATTGATCAAAAGATGCCTTAATGTTAGTTAAACTAGTTAAATCGTAATCTTGCAATTCAACAGTTGCATTTTTTAAAAGATTGGTAACAATATTGTTTTGACTGTTAGTGTCCTCAATTACAACTGGGGCGCGAGTTGTGTTTATAATGTCGCCCCTGTAGTAGTTAAAAGCTAATTTTAACAAATCGTATCTAAGATTTGTTTGACCTGCAATAAACGGATCTTCTGTTTTGTTATACTGCATATCATAAATTGATAGAAAATAATTAACAACCCAACTGGGGTATTTGTAATAATAAATAGGTTTAGCGTTTTTGCCGGGGTTGTAATACTCTGCCTGCAAAGAAGAAAATTCTATTTTGATATACTTGGCAGTAATTGGGTTAGGCAAAATATAACTTTGACGAGTAGTTGCCTTGAAAGTTTTAGGAACGTGATGCCACAAAAGATTATTCCAAGAATCAGTATCCGTCCCCGGACCATTATCATCAGTTGAATAGTAAACATTAAAGTTAACACCGGGAGAAGCCGAATCAAGATAAACCGCATCGACTACAGCAGAATCGCCAGTAGCATCAGAAACGTCAAAATAAAGACTTTCAACTCCATATTTTGATGGATTAGGCTTAGAGGACCAAAAATCATTATCGCCAGCTAATAACCCTTCAACATTGTAATTAGAAACAACTGATCTAAATTTATTAGATAAAAAGTCGGTTCCTTCGTTTGCTACTGCCGCAAGTACTCTTATCATTGCTGATGATGTGGCACCAGACACAAGCGCAGTGTTATCCGCCTTATAAGCAGTTGCGTTACTTGGCAATGCGCTAGGCGTATTATAATAAATTTTATTAATTCCTGCGCCTTCAATAACAATTTTAAATTTTTGCCCAACCCAATTATCAGATATTTCAACTGGTTTAAATTTGATGTCTAGCCATTGATCACCTGTAGTTGAAGCAGTTGCCTCTCCCTCAACAACGCCAACCCAGCCAACCTCAGAATCATATCTTGCATCAACTGCAAGTGGTTCTTTATAATAAGCTTCGCCTTCATCAAAAGATATATTCGAATGAATGATCTCAGTTATTGTTCTTTTAGTTATCGGTGCCCAAATCTCTGAATAATATTCATCAAGAAAAGGTCCCTTTATATATTTTGTTTGATTTTTTAAATGCAAATAACCTTTAAAACCTTCTCGAATTCCTTTTTTACCTTTTTGACCATATACTATTCTTTGATACTCATCTTTAGTACGTTGATTAATGTCATACACATTTATAATCATTTTATTTTTTTTAAATGTACATTTTTAACTGTTAATTCATCATATAATATATTATTTGCTTTTAACCTTTTATCTAACCTTACTAACAAACTATTTTTTGGTATTTTAATTTTTTTGTCGTAAACAAAAGTTCCATGCCACCAAGCTGTACTAGATAAATCATCATAATTTATCAATTTCCATTTATAACTAATCTCATCTTTGTCTAATAAAGTTCCAATTTTGATATAAGGAACGCCATTATTTTTTAAATATTTTGAACTACGAGGCGGCCTAGCAATTTTTGCAACGGTTGTACTTTGATTACCCGAAGTTGTATTAGCAACTTTGAATGTGGTTGTAGAAGGAACATCAGTAATAATAAATGGACCGTTAAATCCTGTAGTTGTAAATCCTTCAATGTTTACATAATCTCCAACTTCTAGTTGATGTTTAGTAATAGTGGTGTAAGTAACTTTAGTCCCACTATCACTACTAATTGCATTAGTAATATCAATAGAGGTTAAGTACCTAGGGTTTAAAGATTTGTCATATCTATAAATACGATATTTGACTTTGCTATTAGCTGTAGCATTAAGATAAACCTGTGCTCCGGTTAAGTCAGGAGTTTTATCAACTCTGGTATAATCATTCGGCAGATAAAATTCTTGCGTTAATGATGTAATGTTTGCAAAAGATGATCTCTTGTTTTGTTCTACAACAACGCCGCTAAGATTTTTAGTTATATCATTGGCTGTTTCGGCAGGAGGACATACGGCAACATGCGCCCCACCCTTTATGTATAATTTTGAACTTCCCGTTTTGTCTGCCATTAGACGATATTCCTTCCAACCCTAAGGTTTTTAACAACAATTGGCCATGGGCTAGCCTCAGCAGGAGTCTTAGATGTATCAACAAGAAATCGTTCTTGATTTAAATAAACATCGGTATTTCTTGTAAATTTAATTTTTACAAATCTGCCAAAAACCATATCAAATGTAAAAGCTGAAATTCCCCACTTGTTTAAACTAGTTCCTTGATAATCTAACAATGTATGATTTGGATACAGTGGATCAAACACAACTGGTTGATAAGTCCAGACGTTTTTAACTACTTTGACCTTGGTTATATTTGCTGTTTGAGACGGATTAGCAATATTTCCCTGTACAGTAAATGATGATGTAGTTGGGGTACCTCTAATGGTAAACGTTCCATTGTAACAAGTTGCCCCGCTAACTTCTGTAATAGTTACAGAATCACCAACTTGCAAATTATGATCGCTTACAAATGTGTATGTGTAAGTTGTGCTTCCCGCTTCACTACCACAAGTGATTGAAGAAAGGTTAGGCAAAGATGTGTCTTGAATATCATCCGCATATGAAATTTCAATATCAATGGGAGCATTAAGTATTTCAAATATCAAAAAGTTTACACTTTGAGTACTGCCTAAATCAATTATTAAATAATCATCGCCCGAAGTTTTTAATTCAGATATCCAAAGTTTATCACGTTGATAAGTAACTGTCGGAACATTATTAAGACTCAAATAATCAATTGGATATTCATGGTTAACAAAGCTTGTATTTGTATTTGCGTTTTGACGAGTGACAGAGATAGGTTCAGGATAATCCGCCAATGCTTTGTCCGCAGACCACACAGCTCCGCTAGAAAGGTTTTTTAAAGCAGGAAACTTTGTAATTAATGCTGAATAATTATCTAAACTACCAACGGCGTATGACGAAGCAGTAACAAGATTTGGTTTATAAAATCCTTGATAGTGTTGCTGAAAATCATTATGATTTCTAGGAGCTTCTTTCTCAACATCTGCTTCAACCCAATAGATAGAATTAAAATCATTGCCAGATTGAGTCGGCCAATTAATATTACTATTTCCTGTAACAAATTTAGTAACTTGATAAAATTCACTACTAGCGGAAACTGATTTGATATCTATAGGGTGAGAATCTGCCTGTCCTAAACTAGTATTTAAAACAGTGTTCATTGGCTTAAGGTTTTCAACAGCATCCCGAAGTAAGCGCATAGTTTGCGCATCAACTTCTTTAAGATTTTCAGCATTAGCAAAAACGCTAAGAACTTCATTAATGCTATCTGATTTTAAATTAGAGGGGGCAGGATCATTAGGAACGACTGTAAACTCTTCAGTGTTATAATATCCATTCCTATTTGCATTAATATTAAAATTATAATTTAATATTTGATCTGTATGCTGATTAAAAATGTGTTGATAATTTTCAATAATTCTTGTATTGTAACCAAGCGCTGATTTAGCGGCTAATCTCATTCCCTCAACTGTTGGTCCCAATCGTGCAGCATAAAAATAATCAATCGCTCTTTGTCTGTATGCTTCATCAAGAGATTTAATCAAAGCCCAAGAGTCAGCATCAAGAATGTTTTTTGAATTTTCTAAATACGATTCATCAAAATTTCTTGCAAATCGAAATGGGTTGCCGTACAATTTGTCAAGCTGATCAAAATTAAATCCATGTTCTTCTAATTGAAGTCGTGCATAAAAATAATTTAACTTTAAAAAGCTAACTCCAGCGGGACCAATTAAAGTATATAAAAATTTGTAAAGCCTAGAATCGGGCGAAGTATTAAAAACTTCTTCTGGAAAATTGTCTAGATAACTAACAATGTTACCAGAGCTAGTTAATGCTTCAACTAAATACTGTTCATCTACTAGGGCATCATAAGTTGGTCTACTCATAGTACGCTATTCCAAGTATTTTGAGACTTAACCCTAATAGTCATAACCGATGATATGTCAGTGACTCCGCCAGATAACACTCCTTCCGGAAGGGCTGCAAGTTCGTCATCACCAATTTGAAAATCTTCATTATATGCGCCATAACCAGTATTAACATTTATTCCTACGACCGCTAATACGTCCTTATCGGTTTTACTATTATATGTAATTGTAATCGGATAATTAAATGATGGATCAACTTTAAAATCTACGGAACTTGAAGCAGTAATCAATGTATAATTACTATTCATTTTAGCCGTAAATCCAATTTTGTTTACGGTGTCAACCTTCCAAGAGTTTGTATCGGTAGAAGGGTTGGCTCCAACATTGTTATCAACAAGAGATTGATAGTATGTAGATCCATACAATACAACATCGTTCATTGAATAACTGAAATTTGCATCGTATATTTGAATTCTAAAATCATCAAATTCAATTACTTCAGGTTCATTTTTACCGTACTGAACTTTAAAATTACTTACGACATAATTTTTGCTTATATTAGTTAAAGCTGTATTAATTGCTGGAGGAACTTCACCGGTTAAAGTTACAGATCCATCATCAATATATGAAAGTTCATCATAAATTTCATCTAGTAAAAGACTTCCACTTGTCCATGAATTAGATGTATTGCGATAAATTTTATAACCAGTGGCTTCATTAACTCTATCCCAAGTTAATTTAATTGACCTACTTGTTACCGATGGAGTCACAGTAACATAACTTGATGCAGTAGTTTGACCATTTGCATTAATTGCAGTAATTTTATAATAATAAGCCACATTTAGTAATGCGCCAGTGGAATATTCAACGGCAGTTAAATTACTTGGAGCAAGAAGACCGGTTGCGTCTTGTTTTGGCAAATATGGAAGGTAAAGATTATACTGCGTTGCCGTGCGACCATCTCCAATGTTAATCAAATCAAGTACTGGTTTACTAATCGATTGACCGTATTTATTTGTTTCAGTTAACCTAACCCGTGAACTTTCAGTGTTATCGTACTCGGTTTTATTTTGATCTAATACGTCTTTAGACCAACGCACATTGTCAACTCCGCCAACGTTATGAATAGTTTGAATAATGTCTGATAATTGAATTTCATTTCCAAAATAAACATTGTCAAAATACCTCATTAAAGCAAGTCGAATTGATTCATTGACCGATGCTTTGTTAGCGCCAGTTGAATACATTACAGTAATATCGGGTTTAAAATATCTTACTTTGGCTTTATGAGCAAGAACGTCGGTAGTTACTTGTTTATTTGTTTCTAATAAAGATTGAAGCGCGATAATATTACTATCATATTGATAATTATTAACATCGATAGAGGGATCAATAGTTGATAACAATAATGCAATGGTAGAATTGGCGTTATGCGAATTTACATAACTGCCATTTGCACCCCTGAGTTTAATTTGAAGCAGTGAACTTGGTTTATTTGGAAGCAAGGAGTATTGAATTTGCTCTGAATCTATAAGCAAGTAATCATTGTCAGGAAATTGCCTTGTTGTGGTTGACGCAACTTCCATCAAAACATTTACAATTGCACCAGAAGCAGTAATTGCAGCAGCCGTAGTTCCAAATTGCCCCCTATTGATGCCGGTAAATGTATTTGACGTTTTTGCACTGTAACTAATAATTTCACTGCCAATTAAAATATATCCTGAGGCTGGGAATGGATCAGTTGAAGTAACTTTGATTGCAGTTAAGTTAGTAGCTGCTATGGTAACCAAAGTCACTTTGCCCGTATTAGCATCTCCGGTCAAAGTTCCAGTTATACTGTACTTGATTGTACTACCGGCGGTTCCGGTAGTACAAACTGCTGAAGTTAAATTAAGTGCTGTACTTCCTGTAATTCCACTAATTTTAATTGTGTCGCCAACATTTAAATTATGAGCGGCTGAAGTTGTCAATGTGGCAGTGCCGTCCGTTGCTGACGAAGTTGATACTGATATTTGATTACCGGAATCAGAAGCATTGGTAGTTGTTGATACGGCAGAAGAATTTGGCAACGCGGTTGCTAACGTAGCCATTGATAAAGAACTAGTGTTAATGTATGGACCTGTATATGGACCGCCGGTAACATCTCCTGAACCCTGCGACGGAATAGTTGTAGACCATTCAATGCCGTTCCTCGCCCTTATTGTTCCATTTAAATCTGTTACCTCTTCTACTAACCAATAATGTTCATCTTTATTAAAAGTTCCATTACTTAAACTAATTTGATCTGGCAAATCGATAACTGGTTGATGATATAAAGGAGTTAATACATTTCCTTTAACGGGTCGCCTACCCGGCTCACCCATTCGTCTATAATTATCAATATAAAACGCGCTAGTCGTATCATCAGTAAATTGAAATGTTGGAACAGAACTTCCGGGACGAGGAATTGTTACATTGCCGGTCGTTGCATCCTCTCCATTAACGTAAACATCAACGCAATTTAAAATGTTTCGATCATAGTCATTGCGAGATGCTGTAGACATATAAGAATGTTCAAATAAAAGAACGTCGCCCGGAGCGATTGCGTTACTTGGACGGGTGCTAATATTGCCTATATAAACATTGGTAAATGTTATATTGGGTTGATACAATACTGGGGACTCAGTTGAGGTAGGATCAACCGTCCCAATATTGCGAGCGGCGTCACCCTTGTTTTTATCTTGAGGTAAGATGTTTAAAAGATAATCATAACCGGAAGTATAATAAATTGGCGACAAACCTGAATCATTAGCAACAAAATATGGTAAATTATCATAAATATGTTTCGAATTATTATTATTTGATAAATTAGTTGTAAATTGATGAATTTTATCAGATGGACCATTGCCTCCCGACGTTGTATCAGAAACGCTGGGAACTTGAATGTATTCGCTATATTTAGAAATTGGACCGACGACATTTGCTTTCTTTGATTTAGTCGAAAGCGCAAGTGATAAAAATTGATCTTTGGTACCAGCGAGGTTTCTAAAAGGACCGGCGGTAGTAAACCTTGCTTTAAGTTCAGTGTCTGACTCGCTATCTGTTCCACCGGTAATTGGGTATTCGTTATTTACCGCAGTAATGCCATAAACGGGCGCTCCAACTGTTTCAGTAATAGTATTTGCAGCCACATTACCAATGATGCCGCCTTGAATAGCTTCAATAGGGGCAATAACTTCAGTAGTTCCGGCCTGCAATGTTACAGTTGTGGTAGTTCTAAATACTACGCTTGTATTTCCATCACCACCATTAGGGGTAAAGACTGTGGTGCCAGATCGAATAATAACTGGATTTGTTGTAGCGGTTTCTCTTGAAAATGTTACGTAACCCGTTGCGCGATTACCAGCTTGACGACCAAATCCAAGAATGGCCAGCATATTGTCAAGATCAGTTCCAAATTTTGCATCAATATCAAATGCCCCATTTAACACATTAAGATCGACTTGAGCATCTGCTATTGCTTGCGCAACAGTATCAATAATCCTACGCTCTGGGGTTCCCACTTCCGCAGAAATAGAAGGATCAAGCGCCCTTAATTGGGTAATCATACTTTGTGAAATTTGATCTTGTGTAGCCATATTATAAAGATACTGATAGTTTTATTGGATAAGCTTCGGGGTTTGCTTTTGCAGTTATGAAATTAATTTCAACATTAGCAGCGGTTAAATTTTGCTCTAATTTAGTAATTTGAAAATCTATTACTACTTCTCTGGCAGTTAAAGTTGCCTTACCAAATGACATTTTATCTACTTTGGCTCTTGATAATTGACGAGCTTTATAACGATTGACAACTGCTGCTATTTCTGTTTCAATTTGTAAATGTAAATCGTTAAGAGAATTTGGCGTAGTTCCTATAATTTTATTTTCTAAACTACTGCCGTAATTTTCATTGAATCGATTAGATCCTCTTTTTTCAAGTAATTCGCATTTAATATCTTGCATTAATTTTTGTTCATTGGCAACTTTGGCAAGGCCTTTGCTGCCAAGGGCTAAATCACCGTCTTCTGTTAATCCTATGCTCCAAGTCATATCTATATATTACATGATAGAAGTTGGTTAACCTACAGCGCTCCAACCAATATTTGATTCGCCAGATGTTTTTGCATACAAGGTGCTTCCTGCCGCACCATCTTTTCTAAGAAATAAACTACCAATCGGTGCTGTAGTAACGCCCTCAGGACCTCCGGTTCCTATAACAATCTTAATCGACCCAACTTCAATTACATTAGTTTTATCTATTGTTACCAAAGATGATCCGCTAGGAGTCTTAATAACTTCAGCCGCAACCTTGGCTTCTCCGGGAGCTAAATGCACAACTTGAGTGTCATCAACATTATCAAATTTAGTATCAAGTTTCCAATACCCTCCATCTTGACGGACGATCCAATATTCACCTTCTTTGGGCCAAACAAAAAATGATGGAACGTCAAATAATGAAATTTGAATATTACCTCCGTCTTTTAATTGAGCTTCAATTTTGCGGGTATCCGTATGCACTGTATGAATTCGCGCAGAATGCCTAGGACCAAACGCAGGATTAATATGATTGCGAATTGACATTATTTATTTCTTATCCGATTTAGATGGATCTTTATCCGTTGCATCTTTAAATGTACCAACGGCATCTGTAGTAGGCCAAGCTCTAATCATTCCTGCATGAACCCAAGATTTATCTGGATCTGCTGGAGTCCCGTCTCCATTTTTATATGCCGCAGGAGCCATTAACTCCGCTGTAGTGGTGAAACCATTTTCATACGAGCAGTTATGAGTCACAGAACTGACATAGCACTGCAATCCATGTTCGGGAAACGCTACGATACCGCCGGGAAAAAGCTCGGGCATAAATGTAAATTGAAATTGAGTTTTAAATTGTTGAGACCAATATAAACAAAATTTTTGATATGCTAAAAATGCTTCATAAATTGGTGCCCTAACCATAGGGGCTGGCTCATAATGCGGTCTTGCTCCGTATTTGCGCAAAAAGTTAATTGCATCTTCTTGTTTAACAAGCGTCGGATATTTTTTAGGATCTACGCCTTTAAGATCACCTTTTGCATCTACGCCATTAAGAAAGTCGGCCATAAAAGCATTGAATACACTAACCACTCCGCCTGTATTTATTTTATCATAAACATCTACGTTGCCACTACCACTGGCCGCACCAGATGGAGGTCCAACAATATCTCCAACTACATAAACGTGAGTATATAATTCATCATCTGATAATTCGATGCTGCCACTAATAATTTCAATATCTTCAATAAACCAATAAGGAGTTTTTCCTAAACCGCCAAAGTAATCTGGGTAAAAAGCAAAAAAGTCTCCACTCGGAGTGGACATGAACTGCCTTAGACAAGCCATGGACAATTGCTGAATAAAAGGCATTAGAGGAGTATCATTCATTAAACTTCTTTGACCAGTTAATGAATTTGATTCTATTGTGCTAACGAATCCGGGCATAGAAAAAAATGTTGAATAAGCAGCAGCTTTAGCAATTGCCCCAACGTCAATGGTTTCTCCGCTTGGTTGAGTACCGGGTAAAATTGTTTGATCCGTTGGAGTACCAGTAGGATCACTAGCAATTGGATTACCGTTTTCGTCTGCATTGCCAAGTGAAAAATCTACAAATTTTCTTGGGGAAACGGCTCCGTTTGTTGTAGGTTCACCGCCTAGTGCAAACTCAGGTTTCATAACTACGCGAACCCGATTACTTTGAGTAACCCATCCTTCGGAAACGCCTTTATTAACCGGTTTCCATTGTCCGTCACCAAGATTTACACTTGACGAAATGGGACCCAAAGCAATACTGTCGTTTTCTTTAAAAATACCAATGGTTTCTTTAAATTGAAGGATCAGTGTTCTTTCATTGGCGTTATTCATGCCCCAAGTCCATCGAGATTTAACTGGGGCGCTGATGGTAATGGTACCATTGCTAATACCATAAATTTGACTTTTCATTAATCCATGGGCTGCGCTTTGATTTCCATACTCAGTAATTGTATGTAAACCAGATGAAGTTGCATTTGGAAATATTGGTGCTGGTTTTTTAGCTTGTGATCCGGGCATGATTAAACTACCTTTACTTGTCTTTTATTAATTGAGCGATATTGAAACATTTGATTAATCAACTAATCTAATTTCCACATTACCCGTACCGTCTTGGGTAAAGTTTAAAGCATCCGCAGCGTCTCTCCATAAATCAATAGCTCTATTGGGACTGCCGCTTCCGTATCCTCTATCGGTTTTTGATGCAATAATAGATTTTCCTTTGTATCTAATTTCGACTTTTGTAAACATTGGCAATTCGCCAGATCGACCAAAAAGAGCAGCCATGTAACCTTGATTGGTAGCCAAACCATTACTTGTTGCAGTACCCAACTCTGCATAATTATAAAGCCCACCGGGAGCATTACCCAATTTTCCTGACGCTCCGGGAGGTGGATCATCAAACCAAGAGGCCTCTGTTGTCTTCCATCCTGACCCCCCAGTTGAAGGTTGAGCGGCACCTCCGCCTCCTCCACTTGTTGTAGTTGAAGTTGAAAATTTACCATAATCACCACGACCAATAATTTCTCTGACAAATTTGGCAACTTCTTCGTTAATGTTTGAGTTATCTTTTTTGAATTCATCAAAAAGGTTTCCAACAACTTTTTCTATGTTACGAGGAAGTGATTGAATGTAAATATTATCATTGTTCCAACCGCCAATTTCATTAAGAACTCCATAAAGAAGATTACCAATACTGGAATCATTTAATCTATTAACTTTATTAATTTTTTGATTATCAGTATCTGCCGTACCAGCTTTACCATTAGACTTATCTAAGTTCCAACCGTAAGCTTTCATAAAATCGTTTACAAAAGAAAGTCCCGGATCAAAGTAAGTGTAATTTAATCGCTTTAATGTACAAGAAGCTTTAATTTTGGCGGTCCCCGGAAACAATTGAACATCGGGAGTTGTGTCGCAATAACCTGTAAATACCTGAATGGGCTTGCCCGCAATTCTTTCAAGGATAATTGTTATCGGATCCATTGGATGAAAAACGGGAAGAACTTTGCCATCAGCTTCGCGTTCTGTAAACAAGAACCTAGGTTTATTGTCTTTAAGTACTTTTGGATTGCGAAATTCTAATTCAGCCGTACTGATGTTATCAATGACTCTGTAAACGTCACATTTGATTATGTACGGACTTAAATCGACTATGCCAGAGTCAGTTTTGATCCAAGCTTTGATTGATGGAGAGTAAACTAATCTTTTCATTTAAAAACCTTGAATGTGTCTAGGTGTAAATCCTTCTGTTGTATGTGCATGCCACCATACAGTGTGCCCAGCGGGTGCGCTACTAGCAGTTCCAACAAATCTATTAGCAGCATCCGAATTGGCTAATTCAAAAAATACATGGCCACTGGGTCCAGCAGGCCCCTTTGTCCAAACAGTAAGATACTGTCCTCTACCCGGCTCTCCCCAAGTTAAAAATTCATCAGAGCTTGGAGCGTAATTAAAACCTAATTTACCAATAAAATGAAGCATATAAGATACAAAGCTAGAGCAGTCAAACATTAAAGCACCGTCGCCGTCTACAGGAGGATTATTAAGATAATTGCCCTCTCTTTCACTACTAGCTCCTCCCGGTATATCGCCATCTCCACCAGAAACGTATCTTGTTTTGGCAGAAACAATTCTGTCAACTTCAGCTTTCCAACGTCTAATTAGATCTGGAGCCTGCGACGGTAAGACTGGAGTAGGACCTGCGGCAGTACTAGAATCTGCAAGTGGTTGAGTAGACAATTGTCCGTATCCACCACTACCAATAATACCCTTGACAAATTTGGCAACTTCCTCGTTGACTTTAGAATTGTCTTTTTTAAATTCATCAAAAAGATTTCCAACGACTTTGGCTATGTTGCCGGGGATCGGTTGAATATAAATATTATTGTTATTCCATCCGCCAATTTCATTAAGCGCAGCATAAAGTAAATTGCCAATACTGGAATCATGTAATTGAACTGATGAAGTTGGCACTTGTTTTGGATTTTCATCTTTTGTTGCTTGTTTTTCATTAACCGCAGTACCATTAGATACATTAATTATCCAACCATAATTGCGCATAAAATCTTGTACAAAATTTAATCCCGGATCAAAGTAGGTGTAGTTTAATCTTTTTAAAGTGCAAGACGCTTTGATACGAGCGGTACCCGGAAATAACTGTACATATGGAGTTGTGTCACAATAGCCAGTAAAAACCTGAATGGGTTTACCCGCAATACGTTCAAGTACAATAGTTATTGGATCCATAGGATGAAAAACCGGTCTTATTGAAGTGCTACCATCTGAACCCGTATATTCGTTTTCAGTAAACAAAAATCTTGGTTTACCATTTTTAAGCACTTTTGGATTACGAAATTGAATTTCAGCATTGCTAAGGTCATCAACTTTTCTTACAACCGTGCATTCGGTTACATATGGACTCAAATCAATAACCCCCGAGTCTGTTTTTACCCAAACCTTGATTGACGGGGAGTAAGCTAATCTTTTCATTACTGCCCGCCTTGAATCGCTTTTGCTTTATTTATAATTTTATTTATCGGCAGGTTTCCCGGACAGTCTGGATGATCTCCGCCTCTTGATCCTAATTCGCCGTGTCCACAAATTCCATTTGTTGTAGACCTAACAAGCGGAATGTTAAATTTAGTAGACCAATAGGCAACCCATTGAGCAGATTTATTAATTTGCGCATCTGTAAATGCAGATACACTTTGACTTGCATATCCTATATGCTCAATTCCTAATGAATCTTTTGATCTATACCCGCAATGATGAGCTTGATTTTGATCATTAACAAAGCGAGCAGAGTTACCTTCATTATCAACTCCAACATGAACGGAAATTCCTCGATTTGGTATGCCGTGCGCAGTCGCCCAATCACTTCTTCTCATTAATCCATCTTTCAAGTTTCGCAAATCTGCCGTTCCAGCAATATTATCAGTTTGAGTAACATGCAAAACAATAATTTTTGGATTATTATTTGATTCCCAATAATTTAAACCGTCTCCATTTTGAGGAATTGGAAGACTTATATGCTCAGGCTCTGAACCCGGATTAGAAGCTGTTGCAACAGGTCTTAATGTGTTAACAACATCTGCAATAGTTTTTGCAAATACTAACTTGCCATGAGTAGTTGGATGAGGCTGATTATTTGGATCAATTTCTGCTTTTGAAGCCCAATCAGCAATTGACAAATTAGAATGTTTTGAATGTGCTTCTCTAATTGCTTCATTAACATGATTATTAGTTGTTACAGTAACAAAAACTGCTTTTCGATTAGATCCAATATTAGCCATCGCTTTATCAATAGATCTTAAAAAGGTAGCTTTAGAATTATCTTCATCGTTTGTACCAAGTGCAACAATAACTATTCCGCCAAGAGATAATTTATTATTTTTTAAGATTTTTAATCCAGAATCTCCGCCCATAGTCGAAGATCCATAACCATCTGGACCCCATGCCATATGTTTTGAATTTTCTGCATAAATAGTAATTCCCGGCATTGCAGCTTCAAGTTCGGTTCTACTCATGTTAGTAATACTGTCTCCAACCATGGTTACTCCTGTTCCAGTAACGCCGTTAGAATCAGTGCTATTGCTAAGTAATTTACCGTAATCTCCATTGCCAATAATTTCTCTAACGAATTTGGCAATTTCTTCGTTAACGTTTTTATTATCTTTGGCAAATTCATCAAAAAGTTTTCCTACTATTTGAGATATGTTATTAGGAAGTGATTGAATATAAATATTGTCATTGTTCCAACCACCAATTTCGTTTAATACGGCATAAAGTAAATACCCAATGCTAGAATCATTTACATTGGTTGATTTAACAGCTTTACTGATTTGAGAATCTGTGATGACACTGGCAGTACCGCTATTTCCTGCCCCGCCTTTTTTAACAACTCCATTTCCTCCTAATTGCCAACCATATTGACTCATAAAATCCATAACAAAAGGAAGTCCCGGATCAAAATATGTATAGTTTAATCGTTTAAGTGTGCAAGAAGCAGTTAACCGCGCAGTACCCGGAAATAGTTGAACATATGGAACGGTATCGCAGTAACCAGTAAAAACCTGAATGGGTTTACCTGCTATGCGTTCAAAGATGACTGTTATTGGATCCATTGGATGGAAAACTGGCCCAATGTTTCCATCTTTTTGAACTCTTTGAGTAAACAAAAATCTTGGTTTTCCATCTTGTAAAACTTTGGGATTGCGAAATACAACGTCTAAAGAACTAAGATCGTTTACTTTACGCTGAACCCTGCACTCTGTAATGTGAGGACTTAAATCAACAACACCAAAGTCTGTTTTTACCCAAATCTTTACTGATGGGCTATACACTAGTCTTTTCACGATAATTAATTTCCGTTTGCGTCTGTTAAATCAAATTGACTATTAATTCCAATTTGTACACCATTTCCACGATGGTTGATTTGTGCGCCCGTAAAAGCTGTATCTGATATGCCACCGTTTGCGCTAATGTGCTTACCATTACTGATGGCATCGTTATATTGACCCTGAAGAATATTTTTTCTAATTTGAGCGCCATTTTTTGCTCCAAAGTCATCCTTGCGAAAAAGAGTCATCCAGTCCGTAATTTTAGATCCTGAACTTAAATCATTACCAAAAATGCCTTTATTTCCATCGGATTGGGCAATAACAAAATCAATGGTAAATTGAGGAGCAAAATTAAATTTAGTTCCGCCAGCAGCAATAGACTTAATGTAACCCTCTAATTGCATACCCTTTCTTGCACCCTTTTGATTTCTGGGTCGTCCCTCTACAGACCGTGGATTCATAATTAATGTTACGGTAGGAAGGGGAATTGTTGAATCGTCGCCATAATGTTTTAAATAAAGATTTGATTTTTCACTGGCATTTGATTGAGGTCGTATATCACCATTCACATTTAAAGCTTCTGAATGAGATTCTCTAACAAAAGCGGCTAATTTGTTATACTCTCTTTGATTTGGCATTATTCCAGCCATTTTTAAAATAGGTTGATCAAATGAATGAGGGTAAAATTCTCTTTTCCAACGACTTTGACCAGTGCTACCAGTCATAGAAAAATCAATTGAAGCTTCTTCTACCCAAAGGTTCAAGTATTTATTATTTGTTTTAATAAGTCGAACGGTCCAATTATCTAATTTATTAGGATCGACATCGGGCGTACTAACTGCATATCCTGTGTCAACTCTAGGACCAGCTTGCCTATTTAATTTAGCTGCATTCTCAGCAGAATAAGGAATGGGATCAATTGGATTATTAGCCATTATTTTTATTGTCCTCAGATGGAGCTTTTCCATCACCGTTTTTACCGTTTCCAGTATTTTGAAACGCAGCGTTATATGCAGGTTTAGACCAATTGGCTCCCAATGCCTCCGTTGCTGCTGCACCGCTTGAACCGGGAAGCCAAGATTTAATAAACGAGTTATATGGGCCATTTGCACCACTAAGCTCGCTATAATAATCTTGAGTTGCGCCAGCCTTATAAGCCTTGCCCGTGTTAGGAGTTGTCCAAGGGTTAAATTGATGAAATCCGATACGAGCCGTAGCGGTTCCAAAAGGTTTAAAACTAGGATCATCGACTTGAGCTTGAGCTTCTGTTTTAATTAACTGCTCAAAACTTTCTGGACTTTCAACAACTGCCGCGCTAATACTCCAAGTAGGAGCAACGACATCTTTACCATACCTAAATCCGGGCGCTGATTTAGGTTGAATAAGAAATTTCCAACCGCGAGCTGGATATTCAAAAGTAACAGGTGTGGTATCATAAGCCTGTGTTTTACCCTGAGTGGCAAGCTGCATGTAGGAAACAAACCATTGATAAATTGTTTCCATTTTACTGTATGATGAAATGGTTCCTGTGATGGTCATGTCCTCAATAAACATTGAAAGAATTTGAACAACTTCGCCGCCAAAAGTTTGATAATTTTGAGTATTTAATCCATAAGACCAAACAATAGAATCAGGGTTGACTGATAATTTTAAATCAGGCAAAGCTTGAGTTGGATGAGAAAATATAATTTTTGCAGTATTAGCCATTATTATCACGTATTATTTTTTCCGCCGCCGTCTTTTCCTTGAGCGTCCTTAAGTCCCCTAGCAGCTTGCGCAGCAGTGTCTAATGAATTAACCAATTTATCAAAATTGTCTCTAGATATGTCTTGTTTATTATCTGGTCCGCGAGCTTTGTCTAAATCTCTTAATAATTTCTTTTCCCAATCAGCATTTAATATCCAATCGTGTCCTCCGCGTCTGCGATCTTTAGCAACTCCGGAGGTTACCAAATCCCTTTTAATTTCCTCCATTTGCTTAGGATCTTTGATTCCTGCACTCTTAAGAATTTTATTAATTTCGCTCTCGTTGGCCTGCTTTCCAGACACTGCGGGTAAATCATACCAACTTCCAGAATGAGTTTTAATACCTTTAACATTTGCAATTATTTCGCCGTTTTTATTTTTATTAAAATATTTTGATTCTGCTTTATCAATTGCAGATCTTTGCGGCGCATAATCAATAACATTTTTTATTTCTTCGGGCGAATAACCTTGAAAACCATAAAGATTAATCATATCACTAATTGCTAATTCTCCGGGTTTAGAATTTAAAAATTTGGAATTAACCTGTCCAATGGATTTACCAGTTAAATTTTGAAAAACAGATCCCATGGCGGATGTTAAAGCCCGTTGTTGTTCCGAAGGGGACATAGCGCCAGCTTGATAAGGCATGTAACCCATTTTCATAACTTGCTGTTGCGCCATGGGGTTATTCATTAGCGTTTGCAAATTTTTTGTAGGATCTATTCCCGGCATTGTGCGAGCCAATTCCGCTCCTTGAGGAATTGAATAAGCGGACGATACGCCTGATTGCCCTGCAAGTTGAGCATATGCTCCAAGTTGCTGTGTTAATTGTTCAGTCGAAACATTTGCACCTGCTGCTACTGCGTTAAGATTATTAATAGTGCGAGTCAAATGAGCCACTTCATTTACGTTTCCAAATCGCAAAGTTTGATCTAATAGCGCACCCGCCTGCTGAGGTCTAATTGAAGGATTAAAACGAGTAATGTTTTCTAATGCCATTTCACCTGTTTTAAATTGATTATTATTAAAATTAAATCCCATTCCCATTAAAGTGTTATCTATTTCTGCCATTTGCTGCATATTAACGCCAGATCGAACAGCCTGACCCATTTGATGAAACTTCATATCCAACCCTTTTTCAAAAGCGCTATTAAAAGGATTTCTAAAACCAAACCCTCCAATTTCAATATTGCCGCCTACTTCACCACCAATTTGAGTTGCCCCATAATTTGATAAACCCTGCATGGCGCGATAAGTAGGTTGAACGTATTGCTGAAACATCTTTTTGCCAGCTTCGTAATTAGGAATGACCTCATTGGCAAAAAAGTTTGCTCTGCGGCCAGATCGTATATATGCTTTTTGCTCATCACTATCTGGCTCAGCCCTAGCCGCCTTTTCTAAATTTCTAAGCATTGCTGCTTTAGCTAAGTTTTGAGCAGTAATTCCGCCTTTTAATGGACCAAAGCTAGGAGGAATAGTATAATATTGTTGACCAAAAACGTCTTCAAAGGGTTTATCGCCGCGCAAACCGGCTCCAACTCTACCCAAAAGGCTTTTAGCATCTGAAGCATGCTTGGATGGTCCATCACCAGCGCTTACCGGAGCATCTGGTGCTGTTGCCTCTTCCCACCTTTTCCAACTAATATCTTCTGCTTGCTTAGCTCTTTTTTCATATCCAAAGGTACTGGCACGACTACTAGTTAAATCATCAAACCTTTTTCTTTCACTGCTCTCAGTAAACCGTGCAATTAGGTTATCTAACTCAGGGCCGCCCAAAGCCTGTTTAAGTCCCCTTTCAACGGCGGCTGCAATTTCATCAATATTTGGATTATCTTCGGGCATATAAATCTTCTTGATTATTAAGGGGTCGTATGTTACTATCTAACTACTATGAACACATTTGAACATCAAGCTATTAAAACAGCGAAAGCATTTAGCATTGAAGGAGAGATAAGTTGGAGTCAACTTATTATTCTTTCACCTATTATTATACCTACCGCAATTGTTTGGGGAATCCTTGATTTTGTATTTGGCACTTTGCCAGATATGCTATTAGGTTTTGAACCACCATCTTCTCAACCAAAACGAACTCCAGAAGAAATGCAATTACTTCATCAGAAGTATCTTCAAAAGCAAGAAGCACTTAAGCAAAAGAGAATTGATGAAATTAAAGCAGATCTTTGGCCTGAAAAATACTCTAATCGATAACCCCAACTTGTTTAAGTTCACGCATTAATTTATTAAAATCAGACGTACTATCTGGAACAACATGCTCTAATTCCTCTTCAGGGGCGTATTGAGCCTCTTCTCCAAATAGTTTACTATACAGTTGAGGGTTATTAGCAAATACGTTATTTTTTAATTCATCTTCTCTTAATTCATGTTGCATTTGCTCATCGCGCTGCATCATATACATCATGAGTCTGCGTTGAACGGAATTAAGTCCTCCGGACCTTCCTCCAGATAATCCATTATCTCCGCTTCCGATGTTGAATCGGCCCTCTTTATCGAGGAGTCGGGCGAGGCCATAAAGGAAATCCGACCCTCTTTCGATAAATTTTCCATTTCTCTTAAAATGGATTCTTGTCTTTCTATTAATTCTACATATTTCATATAAATGTAATTAATGGTAGGTTCATACCAATTCTTGCTTACATACTGAAATCTTGCTCTAGCAAAATCCTTCTTATTAGGACCAGCTTGAGGACAAAAGTCTTCATTTCCGTCAACAGAAATTAATGCCATACCAACTTGAGCAGCGACCCAAGCCTTGGCCTGAGAGATAGAATCTTTGTAGTCCTTAGCTGCATAACCTGCAACCATTTCATCTTCAAGTTTTAATGTGCGAATCACAAATTCGTGACCGCAAAACTCAAAAGAATCTTCTAAAAACCCTAGCCATAAAAGACCATCAACGTCATCAGCGACTTCATCAGGGAAGCCGTCATTACTTTCCATCATAAAACACTCCTTTAACTTTCCGCCTAAACGGAATCTTACTTATAAATTAAAGGACGGATCTTAAGTAAATGACGTAGTTGTTGAGTTACTGACTCCACCAAGATTGGCAGATCTAGTACCATCAACAACAGGGTTAACTCCACCGCGAGTCATGTAAGTGTAATTAACAGAAATTTGCTTAATGATTTCCATTGTACCGACAGAGATACGCTCACCATCAATAACATTAGAAATAACGCAGTTGTGATATTCTTCTGTATAAGGAGCCATTTTCTTGCCGCGAATTGCAGGTGGGCGAACATACTTAACGATACGGATAGGATTAGGAGTATTAGCTACTGCACGGAAGATTCCAACAATATCAACTGGACCCTTGCCAGTACCAGTAATTTTAGAATCGCCACCAAGATAAGATGCAAGGCGTTCCCAAACCTGCGCTCCATAAAGTTCATAAAGCTCAAGAGTAATCTGACCCATATTAGCAGCCTGAGGAGTAATAAGCTCAACAGGATAAGGCTCATCCATTGGGTGAATTGGCACGGTAGGAGCGACTGGAGTAGGAGAGGTATGCTCAATCTGCTGAGCAAAAAGAATTGGCTTGTTTTCCCATGTGAAAACGGTAAAACCTGAGCCTGCTACTCTTGCGCGATTTTGTGCTCCATTAAGTGGTCCAGCCATTTATTATGCTCCTATATTTGTTTGGTTAGTCGTGGTAACCGAAGTAATTCCACTAGTTAAGTCAACGGCAAACTTGATATTTACATAATTAACTGCAAACGCTGGACGATAATTAAATCTAATGCCGATTTGTGTAGGATCAATAGAATCAAACTGACCCTGAACCGAATCAAATTGAACAATAACGCCGTCATCTTGAAGAGTTCTAAGTGTTGATGCAATAGTGGTAGCAATTGTAAGAGGTGCAGAATCGTCAGCAATAGTGCTACCAATAACTTGAGTATCAATTGTTTGACGAAGAGACCTGATCATGTAATGCTTTGCACGAATTGCATTAAGCTCTGCCTTGGCAACTGAAGTTTTATCAGTTGTTAGAGCGTGACGAACAAAGATTGAATTGTCATTTTTATTTTGTTCAATAACAAAGAGTCCTACGCCTGAATCTTGAGTCTTCTGTGGCTTTGTGCTAGTGTCAACTATCTTCTTAAATCCAGCCAAAGTTTTTCTTGTCAAAGAAATTTGAGGTTCATAAGAAACAACCTTGCCTGCAACTGCTGCGGCTGCATACTGACCACCAAGAATTACTGAGGTGGTTGCGCTAGCTGTTGATGGGCGCTCAAATTTAGTTTGAGCAATAAATACCATGCGCTCATTGAAACTTGTATTATTAGAAGTATATGCTTGAAGGCTTATTAGATGACTTCTAACAGTGTCTCTGCTTGCATAAGTGCTGCCCGATGGAGGATTGGTTGAATCTTCACCAATCACACCAATGATGAGTTGATCATAGTTTGAATCCATAAAGGCGATGTGACCTTGCAAGGACTGAAAAATATTTAATTGCGCCGTATCATTTAAAACTGAAGAGCTTCCAGTTCCATAATTGTAAGTTGCATTTTGTCCAATAACTGGAACAATGATTCCAATGTTTTCTTCATTTTGAAGCGCTCTAAACGTCTTGTTCCATGTGTTTGATGTATTTATACTGTCACTATTAGCTGGCTGAGTACGAGTAGGCATTGGACCAGTAATATCCTCAGTGTTATAAAAAAGTGGCTGAAGTACAAGGTCTTGAGCGCCATTTTCAATAGCAATCTTTGCAGCTAAAGTCAGTGGAGAGTTGACGGTCACTCCATCATCTGCAATTGCCTTACCAAAACGAGTTTCAATGTTTGAAAAATCGTTTCCAGATACATAATAAGGTGTAAAATAATCTGATGGTGTGTATGTATATGTTACATATACTTGACGATTATCAGGAATGACAAAACCGTATTTAACTTGAGAGCTAGCCGCTGTATGAACAGCCGCCGTAGTATTATTTGCTCCGCGAGTTAAACCAGTAAATGTAATTGTACCGGCATTTAAAGTTGCAGAAGTGTACTGAATTTGTTCGTTATCTACGATAACCGCTCCGCCCGTGCTGGGGAAAGGACTTAACACAGAGGCGGTAGCCGTCATTGTAGTTGCGGTTGCGCTTAGTGTTGTGTCTGCAAGGGGAATGGAAGTAACCGATGCAACGCGAGCAATGGTGTGATCTGTAGCATTAAAAGTATAAGAACCCGGAATGTATCCACCGTTTGAAGTATAAGCCGCATTTGAACTTTGGGCGCTACTTGAATCATAATCAGCTACAAATGTAATGCTTGTTGGGGTCATTAAATCTGTCGCTTTGACTCCTTTAAGCGAAGACGCTGTAGTACCGCTTAAAGTTACGGCTTCAGTGACTGTTACGCTACCACTAGCGGGTCCAACAAGGCAAAGTAAGTCGGGCGTAGCAATAATTGGGTTGATACCAGCCTGAGTAGTCTCAGTGATGGTTACGCCGGGTGGTCTAATGTAAGCTCTGGCCATAAGTAAATACTCTTTCAGAAATTATGAGTTAGTGAATTGAAGAAAGAAAGGTCTGGACCTAAGTCCATTCCGATCCATGCGGTAATCCGGTTGGTATTTTGTCTATACCCTTGATATATGGATATAGAAAAACTTTAGAAACATATTCGTATGAAGCATCTTGTGGAAGACTGTAAAACTCTCCCCAAATATCAACACGATAAGACGTTGAATAACTAAGATCGTTTTCTGCTCCCCAAGGAACAGGTGTTGAAGTTTCATTAAACCCTTGTATTCTATCAGCATTGATATTAATAAAATGACCAATTGAATCAGGAAATGCATCAGAGTCAGCAGGGTAAATTCGTTCAAAAAAGTTATTTGTATAATCTGCAAGGTCGCCCATTGCAATAGTCTGAACAATGGTGTCAGCAATTAAATCCCGATCTAACGATGATAATGCATAAATCATGAATTCAATATTACCTTTATAAAAGTAATGTTTAAATTTCCAAACTTTATTATCGGCATCAGCAATTGCTTCTTCATGACCTACGCCAGCATTAAAAATTTCGCTTTCGTATAATCTAATTACGATTGCTGGAAAAGATTGCCTTTCTTTAGGCATATCAATAACAACTTTAGTTTCTTGTAATTTAGGATCTACATGTTCATGAAAAACAGGTTTTAATGATTCAACCAAAGCTGTTTTAATATAAGTCTTGTACTTAATTGTTTTTTCGGGTAAATAAGTCATCGATCAATCTCAACATTCATTAAAATATGATTGGTTGGTAAAAGTGTAATTGGGTACTGTTGATTAACCGTGTGACGATTGCCAAAATCGGCACCCTTTTCCTTTTTACCCCTACGATCAAGCCCACGAATAGTTACTGGGTTAGTCATTTTTGCTTGATATCTACGATCCGAATCTACAACGTGGCCATAATCATCTAATTCAACATTAATAATTAAATCACCATCGTTTACAGCAGGAAACCAACCCATCGTAACATCGGCTGTTTGAACCTGCATCATTGCGCCTTGAGGTGTCAATGTAAAAAAGTCCTGCGGAGCATCTGGCTCAATTAAATAAGTCACAATGCTGGGACCAAATCCACGATATTTTGGAGCCTTAGGCCAACTGGCATCAGGGGTATAATCCGATCTTACAATTTCGCCAGTTGAAAGGTTAATCCACTCATCATCTGATTTTTCTCTTGAAACAAAACCGTTACCCCAAGAAAGGTCATCATTGTTGCGAGTTTGACCATAAATAGAATCGTAATTTGGAGAGCGCTCTGCATATCCGCTTTCAACATCTTTAATAGTTAACATTTTTTTAATAATTACAGGTTGACCCATACGGCGCATCATGTCATGAACTTGACGACGAAGACGTTTAATGTCTTGAGGGCAATTTTCTTCGCCAACATATTTGGTGGCATATAAAAGGTTGTTATAAACTTTGGTATAAAAACCTAATGACACTGCAAGATTTGCAGTTGCATTTAATAAGGAAGTTTTAGTATAATTAGTTGGCATGTCAACCCCTTATCCAAGGGTTAACGTTAAACTATTCGCTAGAATTGTAAATGTGTCGCCGGTAGTTAAAGTAATTGATGTGGACAAAGGTCCAAACCAAAGAAGATTGCCTGATCCAACTGTTAAATTATCAAAAATGCATATAGTAGTAATATTACTGCTTAAACCACCCGTCCAATTAGATCCAATGACTGGGCTGACTCCCCATTTAATTTCTGCGCTATTTTTAATTGAAGATGAATTAGTTAAATCAGTGCTTGCAGTTGAATCGCCCCAAGTAATTGATTTGCGCGTATAACCAGTGCCAGATACTTCTACTCCATCTTCTGCTGTAGTATCAAGGTAGTTTACTGATGGCGGCGTTATAAAAAGAGCGGCATAAGTGCTACCGGGCGGAGTAAAACCAGTTACAGACTTGCCTACACTGTAACCAAGTAAACCTTTTTCTAAATATTTTGTAATGTTTGCCATTGTATATATTAAGTGTCGTAATACTACCAATAACCGCGTCCAACCGACCTTGCTCGCATAGGAGCAGGAATAAGACGACCGGCTTTGGCGGAAACAAGAAGTTTGCTATGACCAAGCTGAAGAAAGCCACGCTTGTAAAGAGCAACCCAACGATCATACTGAGCCTTTTCAAGAGTATGCATTGTTTCCCAGCGCTGAAGATAATCGCGACGATCTTGATAGGCAACTTGCGCACCAGTCGGCATAGGTTGTTCAACATAAGAGCGCATGATGTGACGAAGAACTTGAATAAAGATGCCCTGAACAAGAAGTGGATAAGTATCAGTAACGGTATTATCCGCATTTACAAAAGTGCTAATACCTAAAGCGGTAGGGGGATTTTGATAATTAATGTCAAAAAGGGCATCTGCAATAAATTTTTCCATTTTTTCTTCACGAAAAAAGTGCAAAGTCATATCTTGAACCCAAGGACCTTCGTTTTCAGCATCAAAGCAATCTTCAAGTTTAGTCCAAACTCCATCTGCTACAACGCGAATTGGAGTATCAACAATTTCAAATGGATCAAAAACTTCAAAATCAACCCTTGTTGATTGAGTAGTGCCATCAACAAGTTCAAAGGTTGCAACTGCAATATAATGACCTAAACGAGTAGTGTCATCATAAATTAAAACTCCGGTGCCATCTTCTAAAACTTCTCCATCCATAGTTACTTTTTCAGCAGGATTTGCATACTCTGAATTCTTTTTATTATCTGATGGATCATCATTTGCGCGACTAGCGGGCAGTTGAATAGTAAAGGTCACCGATCCAAGATCTTCATAAGAATATAATTGGTCTTTATCGTCATAAAGACGAGCAACAAGGCGGGCAGAATCGCCCAATGCAACAATCTTAAGTTGTCTATCATAACCAAGGCTCATGCAACTATTAACTGTTGGCAATAAGGAATCTTAAAATAAAAAGAGCCGCACAAGGCGGCTCTTTCATTAAAACATTGATAAATTTACTTATTTGACTCTTCAGTTGCAGGCGCAGTTTTCTTAGCGGCAGCCTTCTTAGGAGCGGCCTTCTTGACCTCTTCCTTAACTACTTCTACAGTTTCTTCAACTTTTGCTGCAACTTCTTCTACCTTTTCAACAACTGTTTCTGCAACAGCCTGTACTGCCTCTGTTGAATCAACAGCAAACTGCTTAAGCTTATTTGTAACTTCTTTCAATTGTTCATCATAAGAAGCTAAATCTGCCTTTGCCCAATCAATTAGTCGAACAAGACCATCTAAACGAGCTTTAAGCGCATCTTCAGTAATTAACTGATCAATTTCAATTTTTTTACTAAAAGTGTCCATATTTTTCCTTGTTTATAAATTAGTTACTATAATAATCAGTTCCATCACTACCGGGAACTGCAACAACGCGAGGGCCAACGCTACTGCGAGTAATCTCAGTCGCTCTTTCCTCATTTGGACGACCCTCTACTTCATTAAGATGACCGATTGTAATACTTTTTTCTGTATTTGACTTATCTAGACCTGTGAAATTACCAGCGTTACCAAGCTGATCGGTAAGAATGTCTTCTGGGCGAGGTTGTGATAAAGTGGATGCATTAGTCATCTGCTTTTCACGAATTTCCTGCGCATCAGCGGCAGAAATGACCTCGTAAAGACTACCAAGGTTATTAAGGAAGATAGGATCGTCTAGCTCATCCTTACTAATTGCGGTCATGTCATTGCGCTGACCTCTAGGAGCAAGTTCAATCTTGCGACCAGTATCAAATGTAACGCGAACATTAACGCCGCGAACATTGCGAACATACTTGTTTGTTGACGTACTCCTCTTAGGAGCAGCCTTGGGTTTTGCGGCAGGCTTGCGAGTTGCAGCAATCTTTGCTCCAACGGGTTCAGCAGCCTGACCATTTGGGGTTAGCTTCTTAGGTGGCATAATTTATTCTCTCTTTCTATAACAATATAAGACTTGACTTAAAACTACAACGAGACTTGCCACTGATTAAGACAGGGATTCGATATAGTAATTAGGGAAGCCAAACCAAAGCTTGCTCGTTTTGACTATCTGATATAGTCTACGTATAAGCTACAGTTTGGCTTTTTATATAATCCAACGAAAGGAGTTGTTTCCACTGGTCTCACTCAGCCCGTTAAGTTGTTAAGTAAGAGGGCTTGCGAAGTCAATGTAGGACAAATGAGTGTGTTCCAAGGATGTATTTATGCTTAATCATAAAACACTAATATTATTCGCGCTAGTTGCGGCGATAGCACTTGCTATGATTTGCCCATCAAATGCGAAAGCGGATCTTCCGCAAGCAAATAAAGAAGTTGTTCAATTGTTTGACAATGGTGGGGTTATTCCAGAGCAAAA